GCGTCAAGTGCCGCCTTCTTCTCAGCATCGGTCATGTCTTCTAGGTTTGGAATGATGTCGCTCATCTTCTTAGGCTCCCAGATAACTCTTCAAGAAAGTCATTCTCGACTTTTGCAAGGTTTTCTTGTTTATTCGCCATCTGTAACTCAACAATTTTGCTCTTATTCTTGATGTCTGCTTCTTTGAGCATCAATTCAGCAATCTTAACCCTTTTATCGAACTCACGGCTTGCCGCTTCATCCTGATTAGGTAGATTCTTAGTCAAAGATGCACTCATCTTGGCTTGAACTTCTTGTGGCATCAACTGAGCCTCAACAGACAACTTGGTAGCCTCTGCACGATTCTGTTCTGCCTGTGTAGTGTTGACCGCAATCTGCGCTTGAGCCGCTTGCAGAGCCAATTGTTGTTGCACTTGTTGCATTTCTTGTGCTTGTGGGTCAGGTTGACTCATCTTGTCCAACATCTGTATCAACTCGTACCTATTAGACAGGCTTGAATTGGTCAAAATGCCTTTCAAGATGATTGGCAACACAGGGGTGTTCGGGCCAAGCGTCTGCAAAAGCCCAATAAACTGCTGTTGCTCGTACTCTCTAGCAATAATTCCCAAGGTTGCCGTAGGAATGAAGTTCATATCAACTGAGGGATACCGCTCTGGGTCGAACTGCATATAGCGGAAAGCCGCTTTTTGGATAAACGGGATTAAGAAATCCTCTTGGAAGTTCACCAAAGTGCGTTTGTACTTCTTGATGATAGAGGCAACTGCCATAGACATACCGCCTTGACCGCCATCTCTAGCCACATTGCTAATCATGCCCTGAGAGTCCAATGTTCCCGTTGCTTGCAACAACATACGTTCAAAGTCTTTGGCAGTAGCCAAGTTGTTGGGATCGCTTTGACCAAACTTGAAGGGGTAGAGAATCTCTGAAGGTGCGCCATTTGTGAGGATCGCTTTGCCTGGCTTTACCTCAAACTTCATACCCCGTGGCAGACGGGTTGCATCCATCGCAATCATGGGGCTAGTGGTAAGTGCCAAGGAATCTAAGTGTGAGCGGGTCTGAGCATCAATAGCCTTTTGCATATTAAATGCTTTTTCTACTGTGCCTCTGCCAAGTAAGCGGTTCGGTACTGTGTCATCCTGATAACTTAAAACAGGGCGATCCTTCATCATGTATGGGTTTTCTTCTGCTTTGAGAAGTTGCCCATCATTGGCAATCACGACAATGGCTTCCACCATGTCTGAGTAGTCTTCAGCCACAGAGTTCTCAGGGAATAACTCAACAATGTCTTTGTTTTCCTTGAGATTGTTCAAGTACTCTCTTGGGACTAAACCATAGTAGGTCAGGAGAAGAACCTTCTCGTCCTGATACTGGCTTACCTCTTGGGTAGGCTCTAGGTCTGTATCCTCGCCAGTAGTACCAATATCAACCTTGCGATAGATACCCTTCTCTATGCCTTGGACAATCTTGTGAATCGAGATGTACTTCTCGATAGCCACGCCCATACAGTCATCAATGCTTGTTCCGTTAGGGTCAAACAAGAAGTTCTTTGGGTTGACGGGCATGATTTTCACGCCAATCCTGTCTTTTTCCATGACACCGATAGCTGCTTGCCCTTGCATATTAGGAATGGCTTGGGTGGCGGGGACGTACTCTTTCTCAGTCTTGACAACAATCTCGCCTATGCCTGTGCCATAGATTTCAGCCATCAACTCGATTTGATCAATCGACTTCCTAATTTTGTCTTTCTTGAAGTCTTCCATCAGTTGAGCCTTGATTAACTCAACATCTATGGGGTTGCCGTTGTAGTCTCTGATGTCATCTTCAATGTCAAAGAACTCGCCTTGACCAAAGATTGCTTCCATGATCTCAGCATGACGAGTCTCTACTGCTTGTTGGGTGGCGGGGGTGACAATGCGTGAACGCTCAGACTCACGGGTTTTATCTTCAGAAGCCCATTGACCACGGAAGATGCGCTCGTACTCTAGGTATTGGGGAAGAAAATTGGTATCTCTGTATTCACGCCAACGATTGCAATGGTCTGTCACAAAAGCCGTCAACTCTTTATCAGCCTCAGTTGGCTCATAAAATTCGTTTTGCTCTAGTTTGTCTGTTGCCATTTAAACCCCACTAATTATGTCCACAGGCTCCCACTCATCTTCTTGGTCATCTACAAAGTAAGAGGTGACAGCCATCTGATCTATATATGACAAAGCATCTGGCAAGTCATCATGCACTCCAATGGCGGGAAATAAAAGAAGTTGATCTTTAAATTCATCCCAATCCTCCTCAGAGTTCAGCACAATACGCCCATGCTCAAACCGCCCTTGGAGACTCCAGATAATTCTGTCAGCCTTTTTCCTGTTGCCATGCGTTAAGTCAACTATATGCGAATATACATTATTTTTACGCATTAAGTCAGAAAGATACGGCAAAACTGCGTTTTTTAGCGCACCCTTCTCAATTCCCACAGAAAGCGGTCGGTACTCCCGCATCTTCAACAAAATGGTCGCCGCAGTCTCACGGATGTCCCAACGCCCATAAACGATCTCTTTGACAAACCACTTCCCATCATCCGTTACCTTGACCACAGCAATAGCCGTTTGGTCTAGCCTTTTCTTGGAATTAGCCGCTTGTTTGGCAACTTCCTCGAATCCTGCCAAGTCACAGGCTATGTAGTAACTGCCATACTCAGGCTCTTCCCCATACTTGATCCACTCTTCCCTAAAGATGTTGCTACCCGCATTGGTGAAACTAGCCATGTATTCTTGCTTGAAAGCAAAGGTAGACAGGGTTTTCTTGGCTGACTCAATCTCAGTTGGGTCGATCAGGGGATTGTCTTTGGTGGTGAAGTGCCAAGATTTCCAGTCTTTATCCTCTGCGCTTTCGCCCAGTCTAAACAAATCGTAGAACCAGTTTCTTCCTTTGGGCGTTCCGATGAACATGGCTCTTCCTTTTTTATCGGACAGAGAGGCTCGGATAACTTGTTCCCACGCTTCGGGCTTGATGTCCGCAACTTCGTCAAGGACTGCGTAGGTGAGGGAGACTCCACGCAGAGTATCGGGTCTATCAGCACCTCGGACGTAGATACTTGCGCCGTTAATGGTGGTGATGTTTTGGTTGTTGATGTGTGCATTCTGTATTACCTCCCGACCTAAGTCCATTAGGACATCCCAAATAATCTGCCTTGCTTGCCCGTTTGTAGGGGCTACATAAAGTACGGCTGATCCTGCTGGACAACGCAGCGCCTCTATTAACAAAGTAGTCGCGGCCAATCTAGACTTGCCACACCGCCGGCCGGCAGCTATAACTTTGAACCGCGTCTCGTCCTTGAACACCTCTTGCTGCCAAGGCAGTAAGCTAAAGTTAAGTTCACTCATCTTTTGGTTCGAGGTCCGTTATATCTTCTACCATGGTGGTAGCACCAATTCCAGTGATATTAATTGTCACTGCGCCGCGTTGCGCTTTGTCTTTCTCAAACATGCTGACCGGCAGTGTGCGGTCCATGCACATCTTTAGCGCTGCCATCTGTCCGGGATGCTCATCATTTAGCGCAATGTCGATGACTTTTTGCGCTACCTGCTTGCCGCCGGACTTCAACATCAACTCTTTAAGTTCTTTAACTTTTTGATAGTCAGTCTTTGGCAGTACTTTTGGTGGCCTATAACTCATAGCTGCGTACTATAACCCCATTTTCCTTTTTATGTGGGTAGGTGGCTCCTGCAAAAGTTTCGTCATAGCCAATACCCCTCCCCCCGTGTCAACTATTCCCCGCGGCAGGCGGCCAGGCGCCGCACGGCCAGCGGCTGCAGGCAGGCAGCCAGGCGCGCCATGTGGGCCATGTGGGCCATGTGGCCGGAAAATTCGGACCGGCAGCAAGCCGGCTAAACGGCCGGCAGGCAGGCGCCGGCGGCGGCCAGCTACCGCGTCATGTACTGGCCAGCGATCGGGCCGGCAGCGAGCGGCTAGGTGCCAAATGCACAATAGAAAAAAGCTATAGGCACCTTAAAGCTCATAATTTTGCACTATCTTGATATTTTCGGGCCGCATGCCTGGCCGATAGCCCATGGTATGCAGGTGGTGATATATAACGATCAATTCATTAAAACCGCGCGAAAGATCACCACCACCGGCGGCGCGAATGATCGCGCGCTGCGCGGTCGTCAGCGATCGGCGTAGTTCTTTCGTGTCGGGCTTACAAGGTCGGGCCATGGCCGCATTCTACATTTGTGGGTCATGTGGGCCATGTGGCCACGCGTTTTAAATCGCTGGCCCCTCACGGCTTATTTACGTCGACGTATACTCTAGTACTACTATATATACATATATATATATTTCATGGATAAAATAAAAACATTACCCACATGACCCACAAAGTGTCAGAACCCGCATGTTTATTGGCGCCGCGTGTGGGTCATGTCACCTAAAAACATGGTCCACACATGACCCACGCATGACCCACAACGTACTAGGGAAAGTACCTATAAAATAATTCTTGACAACGTAAGGAAAAACCTTACAATAATAACACCGACGCAAGATCGCGCCGGCATCCACTACACGAAAGTAAACCATGACCGCATACGCATCCATCTACAAAGCACGCAAAGCTACCGGGTATAAATTCGAGCTATTAATACACCGCGAGCCTAGCATCGCAGGCGACTCAGTAACTGCCACCTACTACTACCAAACCAAATACGAGGCAGTTAAGGCGGCCGCGATACTTGGCGCGAAAGCCTGGAACTATTAAACCGGACCGGCCAGGCGCGACGCCTGGCCAGTAATTCACACAATCAACTAAACGAAAGTAAACCCATGCAAGTACACATGACCCTAAAAAGCGCTAACGTGAAAACCGGGCCAATACCGGTTTCAACTACTGAGCCCGATAGCTGCCCGGATGACTGTAAGCTAAAAAAAGAATGCTACGCGGCCAGCGGCCCGCTGGCCTTACACTGGCGCGCCGTCGGCGCCGGCACGCGCGGCACCGACTGGTCGACGTTTACCGACCAGGTCGCGCAGCTACCGGCCGGCCAGCTATGGCGGCACAATCAAGCCGGCGACCTGCCGAAAACCGGCGGCACAATCGACGCCGCCAAGCTCGGCCAGCTGGTCGCGGCCAATGCTGGCCGGCGCGGCTTTACCTACACGCACCACCGCGACGCCGAAAGCATTAATTGGATCCGGCACGCGAATGCATGGGGCTTTACAGTTAACTTATCGGCCAATGACCTACACGACGCCGACCGGCTCGCCGACCACGCGGCCGGGCCGGTGGTGGTGGTGCTACCAAGCACGCAAACCAAAAAC